ATGAAACGACAAGGAAATATGAAACGGTTATTGTCCCGTCCAAGACCTCCCACAATGAAGAAGGGGGATATTTCAACACAGCGATAACCGCGACGAATGACAAGGGAGTTTCCACCACAACAGATGGAACGAATATCCCTGGGCTTCGGCTGACGGTGCAAGAGGAAGTCCCCCCGACTATTCAGCTATTATCTCCGGCAGAGGGGATATTGACAACCAATGTCCCAACCTTCGTTGTGAAGGCGTTTGACGAGGAGAACGGTTCCGGGATTGATCCATCCTCTCTATCCATGCTCGTTGATGGGGCAGAGGGAGAGATCTCCACTCAGGCGACAGAGAACGGGTATCAATTCACCTATACTCCGCGAGCTGCGCTGAGCGAAGGGAATCATAGCTTGACCGCCTCCATCCAGGACAACGACGGGAATCAAGCCAGTTTATCTTTGGTTTACATTGTAGATACGGTCCCTCCTGAGCTGACTGTGCATGAGTACAGGCAAATCGTTGACGATGAATCTATTACGGTGGAAGGGGTAACAAAGGATGTGACGACATCTCCTGTCACCTTGCTTGTGGGAGGGGAGGAAGCGGCTATTGATGAACACGGACAGTTCTCACATACGGTGCCGCTTCGCGTGGGGGAGAACTACATCACTGTTACCGCAACGGACAAAGCAGGTCTGTCCTCTTCTTTTCGGCTTTATGTCATACGGCTCATTACAGACCGTAGCCAGGCGGACATTGAGGAACTTCTTACGATTTTATCCAAAGAAGATCAGACAGAAGAAGAACTAATTCAGCTTGCACAGACAAGCTATAAGGGAGCATATAACGAAACTGATATGAACCGGGTTACAACGGCTGCCGAGTTTCTTTCCAATAGTTTATACTCCCGGGGCTATGTAAACCCGTACATTCCAGTCAATCCAGAGCCAGGCAGAGATTATTGGGTGAAAAAAGATAAACCGACATTAGAGCAGTCTGAGGGATATGTTTCTAATGTTAAACGGATTCGAGAGACCTTCCCCTTTGTCCCCGATCTTCCAGAAGCCCCATCTGATATGCAGAGTTTCACCTTCCAGGAAGCAAACAATTTGGAAAAGATCCTTGTCCAAGTAGAATCCATGTTCCAATGGATGGATAAATCCTATCTCATGGCGGGAGAGGCCATGTGCGGAGAATTTTAAGAAAGGGTGTGTTTTGGTGCAAGACGCAATTATTAAAGGGATCGGAAACTCACGATACCTAAAGACAGTAGGGGAAGCCTTGTCCCTATATCCAACCTATGAGGACTTCATGCAGGCCATGGTTGCAGGGATATTTCCTGTTGAC